GCTTTATGTGACGGAAATTGGAAACAAGCGGCTATAGAAGGGCGCGATAGTTTGTGGTGGAAAGATCAAGTTCGTGCTAGAGCAGAACGCTTAATGGTACGCCTTGAAAGCATCTATGTTTATGACAATGATGATTAAACATTTATCGTATTATTATCGGTAGAGTTTCGTTTGATTGCTTTTAGATGATCTTTCCAATCGCTCGAAGTTTTATTGACAATGTTACCAGTATGAGTAACGAGCGCAGGTGCTGTTATGACTTGCGTATATTCACCTTCGGCTAGAAAATCTTGCATCGCTGAAATCGACAAAAACACATCTTTCTCAACTCCGGTTTCTTTATGTTTCACTGCGTAGATTGGCATTCTATTTTCTTCTCTTTTTAAGTCTATTTTCTATAAGAGGGACTACGGCTCATCCTTGAGCCTGTAGCCTAGATGATCACCCCCTTGTCTGTATTGTATACTCGAATTGAGTATTAGCCTTTAATTGTTGTCTCGCAATCTTATAGGCTTTGTCTGTCTTACCCTTAGATTTAAGTTTGTGAATGTAATTACCAAGTCCACGCATATCGCGCTTCCCTATTCTCGTTGTACTGTATGCTTCTACCATAAACGTACTCCTTCGGGGGTTTAGTTATAATTCACATAATATAATTTATTAAATTAAATCAGGCAACGCCTCTTTTACAAGCTTTAGAGTAAGACCTTTAACAGGACTTTTCTTAGAAACCATAGCTAATATGACTTTCGAATCTTCGGGGTGGACAGCTTCGAGTAATTCAATGAACATTTTCTCTCGTTTAACTCTCGATAGCTTCTCGCTTTCATGAACACCTTTGACGAAATATTTAAAAAATCTATGTTGTCTAAGTAGTGTCGAAGGAGCATTATGATTTTCATTTTCTATATATGGGGGTGTGCCGTCGGGCAGATTCCATTGAATAACGGGATCGAAAGTTCCTTGAAGGACATCTCTAAGTGCCATAATATTATGTTCACGGAGGAGCGCAATCTTATCTACTCTAGATTTTGTTTTAGCGAATACTTCTAGTATCTCAAAGATTTCTAAGCGTTTACTTTTGTTCATAGGGTACCTTAACTTCCTTTAGTTGTTAATCAGTTCAATCATTTTTTCTCTAAGTGCATTATAACAGGTCATTGGATTGTTGTCAAGCTATTTCTTTATCTTTCTTTTCTTTTTCTCAGATTTAATCCATTTGATCGCTGTGCTGTTTTCAGGAGCACGTTCGGTGAACTTTCGTATGTCTTTGTACGCACGAAGAGTTTCCGTATTGTAGTCTTTGCCATCTGAATTGTCAACAACAAGAAAGTTCTTTTTACCAAACAAAGCTTGAAATGATCCTATATTGTTTTGAATCTCTTGCCAATAAGATTGAACCATATCATCAGGAAGCTTTCTCGCTCTATTACGATTTCTGGTCATAGCAGTTTCTAGGTCAGTATTAACAAAAATCATAGCTACGTCATATCCAAGCTTTTTGAGATCCTTCGCTTGCTGTTTCATCTTAGCTATGTTCTTGCCTGTGCCATCGATCACTAGACCTAGGCGACCCTTAATATACATGGTCTGTCTAGTACCAGTTATAGCTGTCGCTTTACCTCGAAGCTCTTGCCCTTTGACAGAGAATATATTCTCGGGATTCATCTCTAAGCCAGCTTTCTTTAAGCCCGCTTCGAACGCATCGTCGGAATTACTAACTCTATAACCCATAGAAGTTAATCCGGTCTTTCCTACGATAAATGATTTACCCGAACCTGGACCACCAGCTAGAAATACCGCTTTAAATATAGCAGGATCATTTACGCCTTCATTTAGGTATTGAGAGAACTTTAACATGTTTGCTTCCGTGAATGTGAGTTTAAAATTATACTCTTATTTAGCGTTATTTAATCTTTAGGTAAATGCTTCGCATGAATTTTGCACCCTATAAATGCATTGTAATACATATCGTCTAATAGCACATCATTTTCAAACTGAAGCTTGGCTTCATAGTATGAGCATTCACCCTTCGTTCTACATAATTTTAGTATCTCACGATGGTAGTTATCAACACCAGTTCTTGCAATTGACTCTTTGAGATGTTCACTCGAACCGTAGTATTTCTGCCAATCTGATATTACCTTCAATTTAACTTTACGCTTTCTCGTTTTATTGACGGGCAGTGTCTTGGGTCTCCAGAAAAGTTTCTTGCCAAGATACATTCTACCAGTATCTTTTTCGGTGATACGATACACAAAGCCCACATAGTCTTTTAGAAACTCTTCGCTAGGATCAAACTCTTCTTCATTATAATTCCACATGCTGTATATAGCTCCTAGAATAAGTAGTATTCTTGTTCGTATTCAACCACCACATGATCAAGCCCTGTATCTCTCAGCACATCGAGCGCGTCTGTTAGTCGATTAAGTATAGGTTTGCCCTGGACATTGAAGGAAGTGTTTATAAGCACCCCATCGAATGCTGTAAGTATGTCATGTATAGGTTTATTGCTCTTAGGCGTGACCACCTGAAGCCTAGCAGTGTCATCATAGTGTGTTACTGAGAACAAAGACGTTCTATGCTCAGGTTTCACATCAGCGACGAATTGCATACATTCCATGTTTTCGAAGTTAGGTGAGTAGAAGTATTTGTGTGCATCCTCTTTTCTGCATATTGGCGCGAACGGTCTAAACCACTCTCGAAACTTTACCCGACAATTAAGCGTATCTTTCATCTTGGGATTAGAAGCGTCGCATAGTATAGAACGATTGCCCAACGCTCTAGGACCAACTTCCATATTACCGATGCACATTCCTATAATCTTTTGATCTTTTAATAATGTTGTGATATCATCTACAGTAACTTTCTTGCCTCGCCTCTCTCGAACAATCCGAGGTATATCAAGATAGTCAAACAGTCTTGGTCCTGATCGAGTCACATCGTATTTTTCGTTCCTTTGCAAATGCTCGTATAGAATGCCAAAGCTTAACCCTCCGTCATGAGTGTTAGGCGGTATGTAGATATTCACATCAGGAAACTCTCTTTTTATTCTCTCGTTAGCTAATACATTTAACGCATTGCCGCCTGACATGATAAGATTATTTCCATGCTCTGAAATCATAGGCATAAACTCGTCGCGAATAGCTTCGATAATGCCATCTTCGAACGCTACCTGCACCGACTTAGCGATATTAAATGCGTGGAGTTTATCAGCCTTTCCACTTACAGATACTTCTCTATAATCTCTGATAGGCAATTTAGGTATCAAGTCCTGTAAAGGCGCGATAGGTGATTCGCTTAGCATACTTCGCTTGAATAAACGGACGTAATCGTCGTTAGTTTCTCCGTATGCTGTTAGCCCCATTAACTTACCCGGAACGTCGAGTGCATACGTACCATGCAAATATGATATGCATAACCCAACTTCAGTGTAAATGTTAGAGAATTTGTATCTAGGTTTCGATTCTACGCCATAACGATCCATTCCGTCGAAACAAGAATACTTGAATGAGGTGTTATCGCCCCATCCATCCCAACTAATACTTGCGGCTTTATCAAAGGGTGATTGTGCATAGGCACACCACGAATGCGCGTCATGATGATCGATAGCCGAAAAGGTGATAGTACCAGCCTTTATAGCAGATCGGTCGATATATGATAAATCCCAGAAAAGTGGTTTAAATATGAATGTTTCGAAATCATTTTCAATGCCATGGATTTCGAGTAGATGATCTAGAATTTGATTGATACATTCAGAATGTTTTTGCGAAGGCAGGTCTTTTATTTCTTTGACGTTATGGTGTTTAACGCCGGAGACGCGTTCAAACTCATATATGTAGAATGAATTGGTGTTAGGGTCATACACTGTTATGTTAGTGTCATGACCCTCATAGAGGCATATCGATGGTTTCATGTAGTCTCACCTATTAAGATGAAACTATTTAGTCGTTGATAAAGTGAGCAGTTTAGATGTAATCTCCAGTCGACATGCTCAGGTCATCCTAAGGTAGCACTTAGGAGCGTTACAGTTCTGTTTCGGCTCTATCTACTTCGGACATTTCGTCTTGATCTACTTCGGTTGTT